CAGCTACATTAATTCTAAGGATTGTTATAGTAGGAATTCAAATTATTAAAGAAAATAAGTAGTTTTAACAATTTAGATAAATATATTCAATGGATATAAAAATAATAGTTTAGTAAAGTAAATGAACAGATTTCTTCGCGGGTTGACAGCTCTTGCAATATTAAATGGTGCAAATATGTTTAAACTTTCCTCTAGATATTCACACTCACATTCTAGAACTTTTTTTCATAATATGAAAAAGGAAACTGGCGATTTGAAGTCTTTATCAAATTTCTATAAACCAAAGACGGAAAACCAAGAGCTTTATGTAAAGCATTTGAATGACCCAAGCACAAAGATATTATTTGCGGTTGGTCCCGCCGGAACAGGAAAAACTATGTTGGCATGCAATCAAGCAATTAAAGAATTAAAATCGGGAAATATTCAAAAAATTGTAATAACACGACCAGTTGTTCCAGTGGAAGAAGAAGAAATTGGATTTTTGCCAGGAAACATAAATAAAAAGATGGATCCATGGACTAGACCAATATTTGATATATTTTATGAGTTTTATCAGAAAAGAGACGTTGAAACAATGTTATACAATAATGTTATTGAAATTTCCCCATTAGCTTTTATGCGTGGAAGAACATTTAAACATTCGTACATTATCGCGGATGAGATGCAAAATAGTTCTCCAAATCAAATGTTAATGTTGACGACTAGAATTGGAGAAGGAAGTAAAATGGTAATTACTGGAGATTTAAAACAATCAGATAGAGGAATTAACAGTGGGTTGTATGATTTTATAAACAAGTACAAGGTTTATAATAACTATTTAACAAAAATAGGAAATGAAACAAACATAGGAATTAAAATAGTTGAACTTTCAAAGGGTGACATAGAGAGAAGCAAAGTTATTAATAAGTTGTTGGACATATACGATTTTAATGAAGCGGTTGTTTCAAAGAAAGATGCAACACCAAAGTCAATAGTAGTACCAATTCCTGTTCCAGTGCCAACACCTGTTATTCAAGAAGTTGTCGCAAAAAATACAACAGAACAAACAAATTTAATGGAGGGCAATAACGATGCTGCTTTAATACCGATTCATCACATGTCACGTCGCATTAGGGAATAAAGCCTTATCAACTGTTGTTCTAACGCAAAATAACCTATGCAACACAATTCCTAAAATAAACAAGAATATTGCAACATAAAAAAAAGAATAACCAGAAAAATAAGAAATTATTGCCGCTCCAACAAGAGTCATAACAACGTCCGCAATTGCTACGCCAAATAATCTATAAGAATGAACTCCTTTTCCAGGTTCTCCAAGAGCATTTTTGTATTTGCATAAATCTACCATTATACTATTCCCAAATATTTTATATATTTATATTTAGACACTCTTTTTCTAGTGTCTAAATATTGTTGCCAATTAATTTTAATTTCGTTTGGTATTGCGTTTAATCTTTATTTTTCTATGAACCCTAGTAATTCTGTGTTTTGGTTTTCTATGTCGCTTTGATTTATGATTAAGTTTATTTACACGATTCTTTTTAGACCCACCCAAACTATTTCTGTCTCTGCGAGATTCTGCAGCTGCAGCCATGAGTTCGCGACGACCATTTGCATCAGGGTGCAAAGCATTTGTTTCTTCTTCTGTTGGTATTTCTAGTGGAACTCCTCCTCTATCAGATATAATCATATTTCCGGTTTCAAGTAAGAAAACAAAACATTTTCTTTTAAAACTATTAATAGGTTCGGGGGTATCTATTGGTTCTTTGAATATATTTCCCATATTAATGTTCCTAATAAAATTTATAAACAAGTCGCTTTGCAACATTTTTTTACCGTTATCATTATCTTCTGAGGACCTAGTTTGAATTCCAGAAATAAAATAGTTAAATACACCCGTTAAGATTGAAACTGGTAAAAATTCATCTTTTGACATTCCCAATACATCTTCACAGTATGACACCCCTTCAACTATAGTTTCTGGTTCTACAAATCCCACTTGTTCTCCTGGTATTGGTGAATGAGGTTGTTCAAATTCAAAGTATTCATCTGGGTGATAATCTTCTGTAAATTCTTCTTTTGGAGTTTTTCCTTTTCCAACATCAATTAACGCATCATCCTGGTCAATTTCTTGGCCGCTTTGAACTAATGGAGAACTGTTTTGGAGTTCTCTCCTTCCACCAGCTTGACTAGAATTTTTAATATCTAATGCATAAACATCCGAATAAAAAAGAAATTCTCTTAAACAAGTTCCAATCATAAATGCTTTTGCAATATCCAATGGTTGTTGAGATGCGTACTGTTGAACAACTGTTTCTCTCAATTTCTCTAAAAATTTAAGATAATTTTGATATAATTCATAATCAAGTGAATCTTCAATGTGGTCATTTCCAGAAATTTCATTCAGTGATTCCGCAAACATGTAAATGGGCAATAAGGGGTGAAATAAATAATTAACAGATTTAAAAAAGTTTTCATCTCCGTTTTCATCGGCAGATTCTTCACTTTCAATAGAAGGTAAATTCAAGCTTTCAAAAAACCTTAATAATAAATCATCTTCGGGTCCAGCACCTCCGCCCATACCTTTTCCTGGAGGTTTTGGTAATAATTGCAATGAATCTATTTTAGTTGGTTCTTTCTTAGGAACTGGTCCGGGGGGCAATAATTGCAATGAGTCCACAGGCCCTTTAAATTTTTCACGAAGAGTTAATTTTGCTGTTGATTCACCACCAGCACCACTAGAAGATGCAGTCTCCCTTTCTGCTTCTTCTTCTTCTTCTTCCAATCTGCGATTTTTAATTTCACTATCATCATAAAACCTTCCCAACTCTTGAACAACTGGGGACAATTCTCTATTGGCAATTTCATCTGAAGACCGCAAATAGTCTGATTGAGAAATTTCATAAATTTTGTCCTGAAAAAAAGCTAATTGTTCTGGGGTTGATTTATATCCCAATAAAGCATTTAATAAAACATATGTTGCGTCTTTAATGTTGGGTTCAAAATCAGAACCTATCAATTTAGCACCTTTTCTAATAAGTATACCTTCATTGTTAATTAGTGTTGATGGTTCAATGGCTTTTCTAAAAGTATCGTCTGTTTCATCATGTGCAACTGTAGTAGCACTTTCTAATTCTGAATTAATTTTCAATGTTTTTTTAACTGTTTCCCTAATATCATCTTCCGTGCTTTTAATAATATCTCTTTTTACATCAATTAATAAATTCCCAGTATCTGGACCAGAAACAGTGGAATCTTCAGGCGGTGATTCTCCAACTGTTTCTGGAATTACGTAGTTAATTGCATCATTTCTTTCTTGTTTAAACGCTGCATCATCATCTAGACCTTTTCTCAAAGAACTTTTTTGAATATCAGTTGCATCAACTTTGGCTGATTCAATAATATCTGTTGCTTCATTTATAGTTTTTGTTAATTCCTCTGGGGTTTTTCTAATAGCTTCTGAATCAGTAATTGGCCTACCTTTAGGTATTCCTTCGTCGTCTAACACAGGTAAAGATACCTCAGTTGAATAGTTTACGTGAATTTCTCTTTTTACTAAATTTTCTGGATAATTTTGATCAGTTGCACTAATTAAAGTGGCGTTTCCATTTTCAGATACTATTTCATATTCACTTAAAGGACCGGCGTCTGATGCTCGCAAGACAGTTGTTATGCTAACCTCATACCGGTCGTTTAAGCAATACTCAGAGTCTGTATATGCTGTTGGTGGAGACGCTGCAGAAGATGCTGGAGATGAAACAGATGATACTGACGGAGTGGAGTGATGATCTGGAATTTTAAACCCAAAATTTAAAAAGACTTCTGCAATGAATCCTTTCGTAACAACGTTAAATTTTGTTAACCGACCGCCAGCTGGAATTGGTGTTGGTATGGCATTTCTTCCAATATTTTCAACAATTGTAGGGGCAGGAATTGAGTCAATTCTGTCTTGTAAAGCTAAATATTTAATGCACAAATATGATTTTGTTTCATCGGGTATTAAATTGAGATTATACAAAAACAAATTTTTATCTGATTTGTAAGAAGAACCAATACCCACAATTCCTTTAAATGCCTCCCACATTCTACTATTTCCTTGTGTATTGTCCCAACTCCAACCACTTGCTAGTTTTCTATTTGGAGACTTTTGAAAATTAGTAATAGTAGTTTCTAGTTTAACTTTTATAGACCACGGAGTTTCATCTAATACATATTTGTCAAGACTTGTTTGTAATGTACTAATTGTTGCCATTAATGAATTAAAAGTAGAAATTGCATTATTTATATCATTTTTCAATTCAATAAAGTTGACTGTTTGTGAAGGTACGGTGGAACCAGTTTGTAAGGCTTCCGCAGCGGCACTACTTTCAGCAATTCCTATTTCTATTTTTGGTTTCATAACATTAATACTTGCTATTAATTCATCAATAGTTGGAATTATTGTTCCAAAATTAATAGATAAATCAGGAAAATTTAATAAAAAATAGTCAAATAATAAAGCTAACTCAAAAGTTTCGCATGTAAATTTTGTAAATTCTGTTGAATTAAAAATTAAAGGATCTCCATTAAAAAGGGAATTATACTTATCTCCAATACTTGCAATGGCTTGCGGGTATTTGTTTATAATATTTGCATCTCTAAATTGAACATATCTTTCGTGTTGGGGAGTTTGATACTCAAAAAAATCGCTGCGGGAATTTGTAATTTTGGTTAAAATTTCAGAAAGTTCATCCTTTTTATTTTGTAAAAATGCCGCATTTGCTGCTTGTACATCTGCCGGTGAGGCTGACTTAAAAATATAACAGGATTTTGTTCTGGAATGAGTGTATATACATTCAACACCCAATAACAAAGCAAATGCAAGTGCTACTCTATCATGCGTAACAAAATAAACTTTAGTAATGTTTTTCTCAATAGATTGCTCTCTAGGAGCTGTCCCCGGCGGATTATATTGTTTTAATGCACGAGATTTTAATAAAGTGCAAGCCAATACTTGCAACCAATCTCCAGATCGTTTTTGTTGAAGCTTTGTATTAAATAAAAATCTATTTGTTAAGGAATCTTCTTTTTTGTTCAACGTTGAAATTGCATTTTTAATAAGAGATGTAAGGAAACCAATATTATTTTTTTTTTTGCTATCTGGAACATCTTCTGGGACAGGTATCCTCTTGTCATTGGATTTTATTAATAGATTTGTCGTGTATTCCGTTTTTTTTCCTTTTCTATTTCTCTGAAGTTCTGATAGTTGAAAGTTAAATGCTGAAAAAAATTTATCATATGGATTGGTAGATTTGCTTTTAAGTAACAAGCCCGTATTTATATGTCTATCATACGAGTAGTTATAATTTATAGATTCCGGTACATTTGGTTCACATCCAATTAATTCAACGCCATTTTTATATGTTGAAGAGGTAGGGTCAAATATTTTTTCTGCAACAGAAGTTTTTCCAGCCGGGTCGTTTACAACTTCTGGAGTTAAAACGTAATAAATTTTTTTTCTAGTACTGGGGCCATCCATTACCGGGGCACCCTTTTTTAAAATAGTCAAAATACTTACTGCAGTTGCGTCAATTATAATAGCAGATGAATTTTCTAAGTCTAATCCATCCATAAAAGTATTTGCGTCTATATAATCTTTTCCATCTTCACTTTTTGAGCTTCCCGCTGCGACAACTAATGGTCTAACTGAATATTCAGAATTATTTAACGTTTTAATTGTGTATGCCTCCTGTTTTACTCCAAATTTACCGTTGTTATATCCAACAAGGCGATCGCCATATTTTTCAGTGGGTGTTCCATTAAGATGCGTAACTATATTAGTTAATGCTAATCCCTCGTCATTAAAATCTCCAAGAGAACTAACTCCGACGGGAAGTCCTTCGCAATAAATTTTTTCATTTTCAATAATTACTTCCCTAAATCTTGAAATATCGGTGTGAAAATCGTGCCAAGAATCGGTGGCTGACAAGTTTGCCAAAGTGTCTAGTATGTTGTAGGCAATTTCTTCAACAGTTGATGAAGAACTAGAATCATCTAGTGATCCTTTTCCAGTGGGTTTTGTAGTTCTTTTTGTTGTTGCCATATAAATATATTATATTGATATAATTATATATTTTTGAATGCTTATAATTAAAAAATAATATATATAAAAATTAAGAAGATTAATGAATGGTTTGTATTAGTGAGGAGGGGGTGTGGGGGAACCCTAGGTTCCCCACAAAAAAAAAATTTAAGGTAGTATGGGTAGTGTAAAAAAAAAATTGAAAAGTTTTAGAAGGTGTATAGGGTAAGGTAAAAGAAGGTGTAAAATAATTCAATAATGATGAGCGTGAAGTTGA